AAATATGAGTCGGCATTAGGGCCAACATAGACGGGGTGAGTCTGGCAAAACTCAATCTCTTCGAACTGGTAGCATGGTGGTTCAACTGTCATGTTAAATCCCAAGGATCTAAACCAACCATCCAGTCCCCACGAGAAACGTTGCAGATCATCAGCCTCCATGAAGACAACACAGTCATCTCCATTGTTAGCCAACAAGGTCCGCACGCCCCTGTCGATCGAATATTGCTTTATCATTGAGCACATAAGGATGCAGTTGCCAAGTGAGGTGTTCATGTCGCCAGACATACGCCCTCCCAACTTGGTGTACTTCAATTTACCATCCTCAGTGTACCCTCTGCATGTGTTCGTAACCTGCCAGGACAAGAGCTTCTCAAGTCTCTTGCGGTAGGGCTTTGCGAAACACAAAGGGTAAATTGAGTGCTCCCATTCCAATGCCTGTTTGCTCACATGTTGGTCAAAGCGCGATGCGTCTAGACCTATAGCTACAGGGTTTTTGAATGAGGACCACAAAGCAAACATTCTCTCTCCACTCTCGGCAGCGTTCATTCCCTTGAACACGGTACGAAAACCTTCGAACAATTCGGACAATGACTCAAAAATCCGTTCTTCAACTGGTCTAAGAAAACATCCGACCTCCACGTTGTAACGGGGGTCGCGAGGTGAAATGACCCTGGGAACAGGGTCAGATTTCCTCGTATAGTCAGTTTTCTCATATTTAACAAACACCTTCACCTCAGAGTCACGCTTGCTCACTGATCGTGACAACAGTGAGTCAGCGGCCTGTTGGTAAATTTCCCTCTTGCGTCCACGGAACGTCTCCACAAATTCTTGTGGGCTCAACGGGGAGGCATGCGGAAGTTTGGGAACCAACAGGTTTTTAACTTGGGACATGGTAACTTCAAAATCATTTCCACGCGGACGAGGCGGTTCAACGAACTTACCGTTCTCCTTGACGAAGAACACTCGTTCCTTGACCGCTCTTTCCAGAGTGTCGATGGTGTTGTTAAAGCCGGATAATTTCATCGGCGGCGAAATGCGTGAGACCCGAACCATCTTACGCATTTTTGGGACTCCCCATTTCCTTTGTACCTGCAGATCGGCATGGCTGCCTGCTTGACTTCTATTACAGCCATTACCAGGTACGGAAACGGGGCCCCCCTATCGGTAACTGGGCTTGGCAGAAGGGACAACGCCACTGTAAGCGACTGTGTCCTCCAACTCTGCCATTTCCTCGTACGTGGAGGGGGGCACATAGGCCAGGGTGAGAGCAATCTCGATTATTTTGCTCTTATCCTTGGCTCGGAGCGACCCGAACTTGCTGAGTTCATCCCGTAAAAATTTGCGTGTTACGAGATCATTCGCCTTAGACCTGTCCCTCCGTCCGAATTGGAGATAAGCCTCGTCAGCAAGCGAGAAAGCGATTTCGGTGATGTTGTTGCGTCGGACACGTGTCCAACCTCGCACTCCATCGGCCCTAGGGCTCGCGACACCCTTAAGGTCAACCGCACCAACATTCATGAGCGAGTCTGTGAGATCCTCATCATGGTTGCCAAACCACGAGAGAAACCTTCTAGCCTTGCGCTCACTAGCTCTGGTGCAGCACCACACAACACATCTGTACAACCCCCAGCAAAACCCGGAAGCCGAGAAGAAAACAGTAGTCAAGAAAGCGATTGTGTAAATCATGGTTGTCAATTCGGGGTTGATNATAGTTGTAGCCATGATTGTGATGAGATATATTTGCTATTAACTTATAGCTAAGGTTGACTTTACTTCAACTCAGGTATCTGACTCTCTGAGCTGTGTGCATTAGGGCCGCACACGGCCAGGGAAGACTTGCGGACTAGGCCGAACAGTTCCCCACTGTAGTGGTTCTCCACCAACGAG